TAATCTGTCATAGCTATTACCTTACCTTCTTACTTGTAAAAAATATGTTTCTCTATTTGTACGGTTTGTGTTTGCGCTATAGCCCAATACGGACTAACATAATTCGCATGGTAGTATAACGCCCCATTAGTTATATCTCTGGATGGAGTATGTCTTACTAGTCCTTCAGCTAATGTCCAAGCTAGTATCCAGGCTTTTGAATCTGCTACATGTTCTGGTTCACCATCACAGTAAAAACTAAACTGACATTTATATTTTATAGGTTGTCCTCTTTCATCTCGCCACGCTTGTTGTGTTACTCCACATAATGTACTAGGAAACTGTGGACTTTTAACTCTGTTAAGAGCTACCAAACCTACTGCATATTGTCCTTCTACTGGTTCTGATCGAGCTTCAAAGTAAATTGTTTGGGCAAGACAATTAATTTCTGCTTGTTCCGTGTCTGCAAAAGATATACCTGAACATATAAATAATAAAACAATAAATAATTTTGTCATGTTGTATCCTCAATATCGGAAATCATTCTAGTGAGATACCATTGAGCTTTTTTTAAATCTTGTAAGCCGTCTTTGTATTCCCACCTATGGAGATATTTATAGACGTTGCCTACTAAATAATATTTAAAACCTTCAGACAATTGTTGTTCGATATAGTCTATTGCTTCTACACCTCCTTTATTGTAATGAGGAGGATGGTTTACAGCATCTTCTTTTGGAAACATTTGTTTATCTAAAAAACTATCATTAGGATGATACAAACTACCAGTAAGGGTTTTTGATTTTTGTTCAGTCATTAAACAGTCCTCTTTTTTATCTGGCCCACGAAACAAACGATCCCAATCTTCTGGTGTTGCTTTATTAATACTCATATAGTAGGTAACACAATAGATGTTAACCACAAGCTTAAACCAATCAAAGCTATACCTAGTGCAAGTTTATTATGAAATTTCATTACTCTATTTCCTTTAAGTTATTTTGAGATACTTCTTTAAATTCTTTACTGTTGCGATAGCGTTTGTCTATCCATGTGTCTGGTAATGTTTCTTCAGAAAACCATCTAAATCCATGTGACTCTGCCCATTCTGCATGACTTCGTTTAGTACCATCTTTTCTACGTTTAGCCTGTGGCATAGCTGCAGAGGGGTTAGCAAATAAGAATACAAGTTCTGTATCATCTGGTAGAACTTTGTTTATCCAAATGTATTTACTGTATTCTGCATAGTCCCAAAATCTTCCTTTAGCTTCTAATAAAACAGTATGTCCATCAACTTCTAACACAAAGTCAGGATGATAAACATGTTCTACAATGTAAGGTACTGTGCCTTCGTGATGTGTCCAGGCTTTAAGCAACCCCATATGTAATTCATATTCCCAATTAGAATCATAACCTTCTACATTTACTTTTTCTACTGGTCTTTTTTTCCTTGGCAATCTTTTCAATGTTTTGTTCCTTGTCGAGCTTCAAGCTCATTAACTAAAAGATTATGTAAATGTATAAGGATATCATCATCAACAGCATTAAGATCTCCCTCGTTATTATACAAATCCTTACCTAAAATAATAAGAAAAATACTTAAAGGTAAATTTTCATCTTGGCTATCTAACTGTAATAACATGTGGTTTAATATCTTCTTCATAAGTATAGGTATCTATTGGACGATTAGGTTGCAAGGCAGTTAAATGTTTTAGTTTTTTTACTGTCCATTTAAAAGAGAAAGCACTTAAAAATGTAGTGCGTCCATGTGTAATGTGCGTTTGTTTTGGAAGCAACGATAACAACTTATCATCTGTTAACTCTTCTTTATCTTCTTCATTGAGCAATGTTAGTAACCACTCTTTAAGAATAACTAAAGCTTGCTTCCTAATTTTTTTTATTTTCTTTCTGTTCATGGAGAAATCTCTAGTACATTGGGTGTAGCTGCAACACGAGTTAAGTATGTCGGCCCTTTAGCGTATTGAAATACACGTAGTCCTTGTCCATTGTTTGCATCTTTAAAACAATCAAACTTGTAAGCACAATAGGTACAGTTCCTGTGGAGTTTCATATTTCCTTTCTTGCCTTCAGGTACTGGTTGGTAGCAAAGAGGGGGTTTATCTTCTGAGTCAAGAGCTTTTTGCAAGTTACTAATTTTAGCAGGTATGTTAACTTTGTCAAGCTCATCTGGTTGGTATAAACATAACTGTCCTGTCTCTTTATTGATAACCAAGAAACCTCCTTCTGTTGTGCCTTCAGCTTCTTCATAGCCTGACAGTTGAGCAATGTACCCAAAGGTATCATCATCTCGTAGTGTACCTTCACTGAACTTCTTGTAAGCATAGTTTGATGCAGTCTTAATATCTACAATCTCACCATCAATCTTACAGTCTATGTGTCCTTGAACACCTGATACTTCTACTTGCTTTTGCTCATCAGTTACTACATGCCCTGATAACTTAGCAAACAAAATAAGTATTTCTTCTAACATATGTCCATAAAGAAACTTTATCATAGTGCTTTCAAGCATCTTATTATTGGCAGAAGTATTGCGTCTATCAAACCACAAGAACCTAGCTGGTCTACCTATATTCGACATTCGTAAATTAAACTGACTATTACGTTCTCCCGGTCTAGCCCATTGTCTTAATGCATTTTTAATAGACTCTCCGAACTCATCAATCTGTTCATCCGTAATTGCTATGGCTTCTCCCTTGGTTAAAGGATTCAAAGCTGCATAGATGTCTTTAACTAATGTGCTAAGATTTTTCATTATGTTCCCTCAAGTATTGTATAGCTCTTTCTAATCTTTCTATACTATCATTAAAGTTACCTAAAGCTCTATTACATTTTTGACAGAGCCAACCTCTGAAAGTATTTGTTATGTGGTCATGGTCTAGTACCCATGTACCATATTGTTTACCATTGTGTTTTGTACCTTCTGCCTCATTTTTATCCATTAAACAAATAGGACAACGATGATCTTCTTTTGCAGGTTCTGTTGTAAGGCGTAAATTGTCTCTAATTTTTCCAAGTTCGTTTAAACATGGTTTACATTCTGTTCTTCGATATCCTCCTGTTTTTTGATGAGGAGAAAACATATCAATAGGTAGCTCTTGTAGACACTTAATACACTTGCGGTATTCTACATCTGGTATGCGTTGTTCTTTAAGCTTTCCAAATAATTCAGATTGCTTAGTGAGTTTCTGACCAGTTGTTTCCGACATTGAACTCTCCTGTTAACGGACATTTAAGTTGTAATGTTTCACCAGCCTCTTCAATAGCCTGGACACCTAGTCTACCTACTTCATCTGCAATATCTTCTTGCACTTCAAGTTGCCATTCGTCATGTATGTTACCAACAAAGTGAGCATCAAGTCCTTGCTCTTGTATCTTTGCATTGAATAACACAAGAGCTTCTTTCATTACAATAGAGCCAGCCGATTGCAACAAAGAATTTAAAGCAGCATGTTCACTACGAATAGTAACCTTTCTACCATCTAATCCTTTGATGAAACCTTTTCTAGCTGCTCCTTGGACTCTGTTTCTAAGATGTTCAAATGATGGGAGATTAGTAAAGATAGATTCTCTAATTCTTTTACCATCTTTCTGGCTTCCTCCAACCACTTGACCAAGTTTTGAATCTCCAGCTCCGTAGATGATGGCATAAATGATACTTTTTGCCGTATTTCTTGATTCAAGTCTCGCAGCTTTTTGATTAACGGTGTGTATGTCTCCATTGAGAATTTCATTTGTAAATCCCTCATCATTCATATAGTGTGCAAGCATACGCAGTTCTAATCCACTAGCATCAATGCCCACTAATTTATATCCTTCTGGAACAATCCAACAAGCTCTACACTCTGTGCCGTATTGAGACTTTGAGCTAGGAACTTGAGCTAAGTTAGGATCTCTATGTGTCATCCGTCCAGTAATTGTACCGTTAGGATTTACAAAGCCGTGTACTCGATTGTCCTCTTTAAGATTCTTAAACCAGGAATTAATCTGAGCTATACGTTTCTGTAACATCAGATACTCTGCAATCATCTGAGCCTGTGGAATATCTTTTATCTTGCTGAGTATTCCTTCATCTACAATTGGTTGACCAGTAGGTGTAAACTTCTCAGGAGTCCATCCATACTCTTGTAGGTACTCGCCTATTTGTTTGCGACTACCTAGATTGAATTCCTTTTCATTGGTACGTATAACTATTTTACCACCAGCTTCTAGCTGCTGATACTCTTCAGTAGTTAAACGTACTTTCTTTTCTGGACTGACACAACCCATTTTAGATAACGCACCTGTCTTAGTTCTGAAAGGATATATCTTAATGATTTCAATTTTAGATTGAAAATCTTCTTGTACATCACTTTCAACTTGAGCTAATCTTTCCTGCAACATTGATAGAAGTTTTGAAGCTGCTTCCACATCAAACATAAACCCACGCTCTCGTTGACTGTGTAAAATCTTAGCCACCTCTGTCTCTAAAGCAATAGACTTTTTACTGAAGCCTTTCGCTTCTTGTCTCAAGGCATGAAAGACTTTAGCATTTAACAAAACGTCTTGCTCACAATAGTCTAGCATCTCTGCACTATACTTATTGAACTCTTCAAAGTCTCCCTTTGGTGTGTTTAATCTATAGCCCCAACTCTCAAGCCCATGATTGCCTTCACGTACCGGGTTGAACAGACGAGACAGCACAAGCGTATCTAATACAGTCTTGTCAGATAGGTCAACACCTGTAAGTTTCTTGATAACAGGTATGTCATATCCAATGATGTTATGACCTATCAACCTGTCATAAGACTTCAACAACTTCCAAGCATCATCAAGTTGTCCAGGCCCATAAGCATATTGTTGCTTAGTGTCAACATCGACTGCTGCCATACACCATATCTTTGTAGCATCAATGTCATTGGCTTCAATGTCAAAGACTAAAGATTTTTTCATATGTCTTCTCCTAATAATTCATCTGCTACATCAAGCTCAACTTCAGATAATCTACCAGTGGTTTTGTCGTAAAGCAAACTAGTAGCCAAGCCTACATCACCTGAGTACCGACACTTTAGGACACGTATCTTACTGGTATTCGCCTCAATAGGACAGTCAGCTTGTTGGTTTCTCTCTATTGAAACAACCGTATCACTAACTTGTGCTATGCTCTGAGAGCCTCGCAAGTGAGATAGACTTGTCTCTATACCATTCTCGTGTCCTCGATTGCCATCTACTCTGCGTAAATGTGATACAAGAATTAGACCAGCGTGTGTCTCTTCTACAATTTCTCGTAGTCTGCCCATAATGAAATCAATACCTTGTCGTTCATCACCATCTAAAACAGACAACACAAGCATGTGTAGGTGATCAAGAACAATCCATTTACAACCACAACCCACAATCATAAAGCGTAGCTTACTAAACAGCTCATCAATATTATGTAGTCCTAGATGCGAATGAATCCATACTCTGTCTTTGTTCTTACCCATGAACACTTTATCATACATGACATTGAGTTCGTCCTTGGAGTACATCTCACGTTCTTGCTCGATATGTAGCCTAGTGTTAGCCTCGATAGACAATATGCCATCTACTGTTCTGTGCCAATCTTCTTCTAGGGCAATCACACCTACATTGTCTTCAGTCTGAGTGATTAACCAATGACTTAGTTCCCTTGTGACACTCGACTTACCAAGTCCTGTACCACCTGTGAAGGTAATCAGTTCTCCTTGTCTCAAGCCATAGATCTTATTGTTTAACCCCTCCCAAGGGAAGGGCAAGGATTCTTTGCGAGGTCTATCGTGATAATCTTCACGCTTATCCGACAAATTGTATACACCAGAAGGTGTGTAAGTCTTAGCTGCCCACCAAGCAGTAGTGTATAGCGTATGTTTGTTAGCCTGGAGTACATCATTAGCATCTTTGAACTCATCAGGCAGTAACATTAATTTAGCTTTACCGGGACTCAACAGCCTTGCAACCTTCTTAGCTGCTTCCCTTCCTTGCTTGTCGCTATCGAAGTTTATGATTACGTTTTCAAAAGATTCTAGAAATTCCAAGTTCTGTTGTACATCTCTGACTGCACCTGATGCACCACTACGAATAGAAACGCAAGGCCACTTAGATCCAGTAAGTTCATAAGCAGCCATAGCATCACATTCACCCTCAGTGAGCGTAATGTACTTGCCCTTAGATTTAAACAACTGTTGACCGAACAACCCTACATCTGTTGCTCGACCCTCCCAAGCAAAGTTCTTATCTCGCTTTCGGATCTTGTAGCCTACTAAATCATTCTCAATGTAGTAAGGATAACGATGACTATTTATATAGCCTTTGTCATTCTTGGTGACACGTACATTATATTGCTTTGCAGTCTCCAAAGAAATATTCCTATCCTTTAAAGCTGCAAACTCTCCTTCTGAAACATCCATGATGTGATTCTTCTGAGTCACAATAGTCTCCACATTATCTGAGTGGAACTTAGGAAAGAATGTAGAGCAACTAAAACATTTAGCACTCCCATCCTGGTTGATTGAAACAGCATCAGAGCTGTTACATTTGGGGCAAGGCTTGCGATGTGTTACGAAATGTGTATCCATGATTCACCTGTTTAAATAGGGTTGAACATCAATAAACAATTCCAAGACATGTAAACATATCTCGAAAGAGATTAAAGCATATAGAAAAACAAGGGGCTTATCGCCCCTCATCATCCTTCTGCTTATCCATGTTGGATAGTATTTGTTTAGAGAGATAGATTGAAGCAGCCTTCTTTATAGCTACATCAGATTCAAGCTGCTCAATCTCATTGGTGACTTTCATTATAAGCTTATAGCACTTTTGTGAATAGTCATCAAGCTCACTAAACTTATACGAAGTATCGCCATGAGTAAAGGTTGGTTCTTCTTGCTCACTCATAGCTCATCCGTAGGATCAGAAGCTCCAACAAAGCCAAGCTCTTCTCCATCTAAAGCAGCTTCACCATACTCAACTAACTCAAGTACTTGCATACCTTGGAGATCAAGCCCTTTGAAAGTACCATACGAATTGGTAGTTTCCCAAGGCCGATACTGCACTCGAACCCTTGACCCATTACCTACTTGAGCATCCAACGGTTGCTTATTCTTATCGAGCAGTTTCGGAGCAGGGTTAGTACCACCACCTTTCTTAGCGACCTTTCGCTTGATCACTAACGCTTGGCCTTCATCCATCTCCTTAACTGAATAGCCGTCCGACTTGAACTTCTGAGCTACATCATCTGGTACAATCAGATTAGTCGAGTACACAGGTTCAAACTTATTGTTAGGAGTGGTGATGCTACTCCAATACGCAGTACCTTCTATTACTGCCATAGTCTTTCTCCTCTATTGAACCTCGCCTGATGCGAGGGCTTCTACGAATTTAGGAATTGTTTCAAATACAGCAGTCTCAAATTCTTCTTGAGACAAAGATGAAACATCCCCACCTTTTAATTTAGTATAACAGAATGTCTGGAACAATTGCAACATGCTATGTTTACCTGGGGGATTGACACCCATACACATAACCCATGCCCTGACCCAAGCATCCTCGATCTTGATTGCTAGTTCATTATCCATACACCACCTCTATGTTATATTGAGCAGACCATCGTTGCTCTGTTTCATATTGGTAGGCATAACCTTTAAGGTAGTCCTCAGACATACCAGACTTGCAAGGATTACCCTCCATACAATCTTCAACACCCTGTCTAAACTCTTCAGATTTCACAGCTATCTCCTGTACATGCCAATGTTTGTGTGCCTTCTGTGTTGTCTTGATCTTCTACAATATCCCAATCAAATTCTTGAGGGAAGTCTGCTATAAGCTCTTCGTATTTCTCTTTAGTTATTGGTTGATACGGAGCTTGCTCATATACATGACCATCGTAAGGCAAGAAACTTATGCCTGATATAGAATCAAACTTATTATAAACCCATTGACCTATCTCCAGGAACTCATCGTCCCTATAGTAGCATGTCATACTAGGTTTGTGTTCACACCAATGATCTTGGTAGACTTCCCACAATAACAACTGATCATAGCCCCTTACATCTGAGGCTGTGTATACGCCCTCTGGTGAGCGTTTAGGAAAAGAAAATACTAGGGTACTAGGTGAACGTAGATCGTCCTCACAAGGCACTCCTGCGTCCTTTAGGACAGTACAGAGGGGATCACGCTTGTCGGCTCGTACTGTACGAATGTAGTACTGACTATAACGAGGATGAATACCACTGGCTGAATCAACAAGCTGCGATACCGTCCCACTAGGCTTGACGCAAGTGATTGCCGCAGACTGCTTGATGCGTAACCTCTTAGCCCATTCCTTGTTCGTCTTGATAGCTTCATTCTTTAACTCCTCTAAGAGTTCTGGTAGTCTTGGATTCTCTAAAGTCATAGCAGAATTATCCATGATGCCTGTCAAACTGACACCAAGTAAGGCTTCTTCTTCTGTGTTCTTCTGCCATACCCCACGTAGATATCTGAAGTCTGTAAGTGTGGCTTGAAGTGTCCCCAGAATTGTAGCTAAACGTACCTTCCACTTTAATTCTTCTACCGTATCTTCAGGGCGAACAACCACTTCACTTAGGTTACAAAACTGATTTGAAGTGAGCACGATCTCACTGCAGGGATTGCAACCGAACTCTTGATCGGCATCTCTTCTTCCACTCTTAGCTGCCTGGCGTTGACTAGCTACTCTGGAAAAGATCCCTCGTTCACCTGCCTTTGATTCATAGAGACTACTCCACTCATTAAGGAAGGCTTCAAAGTCTGGCTTCTCTGTGTAGCAAGCAGAGTTATTTGCCAAGGCTCGATGGGGTGTATGATCCCACCAGTTACCATGCTTGGCTCGTTTCAGTCTGTCATCTGTGAGGTTACTAAGCGAGATGAGGGCTGATCTGCGAACTCCTCCAACCACGACAATCTCTGCGATTTTACACGCCAGATCGTGACATTCAATGGAGTTAAGCTTTCGACCAGACGCACCCTTAAAAATTCCGACCGTAAAGTTGAAGAGTTCGACAAGAGGTTCAGGGCCACTTGCCCTACCTCCAAAAGTTTTGAGGACGCTGCCGCTAGGTCTAACTCTACTAACGTCCCATCGGGGTATCTGGCCTGAATAAAGCAGCGATACCAACTCTCTAAATGATTTCGCCCATCCAATTTTTGAATCTGCGACATGAATAACGGTTTCTGTTTCATGCATATCCTCTTCTACTGCTGGTAATTTGGTGATGTACTGCCGTTCAACACTGTATCCAACACCAGTACCACACAATAAGATATACATCATCTCATCAAAAGATCTTGGACTATCTATAGCTAGGTATGCACAGTTAAACCCTGCAACATTGTCCCGGTCTAATGCACCTGCTCCACCTGCTGTCATCAAAGCTCTCATACTTGGCATAACATCCAGGTTATGTATAGCTTCATAGAGTTCTTCAGCTTCTTTAGCTTTCAAATGCCCTTTGTCTTTAAAGAACTGCACGTATCTCCGAACAGTCTCTTCCCACGTTTCTCGTCTGCCTTCTTCTGGTAGGTAACGAGCATACCTACTCTTGTGAATATAACTTTGATATGCATCCATGAATAAAACATCCCCTCAAATTAAATAACTATGATAGACTATATAGTCTTTAAAGAAATAATAATAAATACTTTTAACTTCTCTTCTTTAAAGACTGTATAGGTAAGTATACAGCAAAAACAACCAATAGTAAATAGTGAATAATAACATTATTCTTCTAAGTCTACTACTGTGTAGCCAGCTTCTTTAAGCTTTTCTAAACAGGTACTTAACAACCAAAGCTCACCTTGTTTCGACATATACCCAGGTGGATAAAAGTCAAATGCCTCTTTGTGTTCTAGCAAATAAGCAAAAAGAAATCTTAATTCCTTCTCTTCTTGTTTGCCAAAAATGTTTACTACATTACTCACATTCAACCCACTCATCATGTTCGCCTTTAAAGGTTCTAAAGTGTGATTTGTATTTAGGATTATGTTTATCTTTGGCACAGACCATACCATAATCATCAGATACTATCCTTAATAAGTCACCAAGTTTTAATCCTAGACTTGTTAATTCTTCTATTGAAAATGAAATTTCATAATTACTATCTTCCATAGAATTAACATACTCATATAACGAGTTAACTAAATCTAAAACTTTATACTCGTGCCTTAAAGTTTTAAGGTTGTCAACACCTACGGCTGCTCGAATCTCTGAGCCATTTAAAATTGATTTACTCATCGTAATTACTCCTTACGTACTTGTGTTTGAAGAAGCTGCTTAGTCTAGTAGACCAAGCAAGCTTCTCATTATAGATAAGATCTTCAAGGACTTCGTATACTTCTTCCTTGCAAATCTTATCTGCTTCTTTGTCTATCTTAACCTCTATGTAAACAGAAGTCACTTACTTATCTCCTGTCAAAATAAAGTCTAAGACACTTGCTCTTGTTGATTGGCTGTCCATCCTGGAAATTCCTCCAGCTCTCGCCCTCTTCCAACTTGGAGTGATCAAGGTACTGCCCACGTATCCGTAGCTTATAGCCTTCTGAGTTGAAGTACTTCTGCATGGACTCAATCAAACTCCATCCCTCATCGTCATTAGGGATCTCACTAAACAGATATCTATGCTTCATTATGCAGCCCTCTTCAATAACTTATTGACAGTGTTACGCACGATGTCCTCACGCTTACGTCTGATGAACATGATGTTGTCCTGTGAAGATTCCCGGGATGCAGGAGCATGGGTACTCCAATCAGTTAAGGTATTGTATACAGCCCACTGAGTCATACCTAACTCTCTACTGTACTTCGACCACTTATCCCACAGGTAATTAAGATCCTTGTTCTGCTTGTTCTGGTAACTAAGCAAGAGGTGTGGAGCTTTAGGGAACTGGCACTTAACGTGATGGTCTGCTTCTTTCATATGATCTTCAAAGAACTTACGCCTTCCAGTGGCATCTGCGAAGGCCATGAACGCATCGAACTCTGTTACTGATGCCTTCATCATATCCTTCCATAACTCTGGCTCTTTAGTTGCAGCCTCTAGTGCCTTCACAAGAATCCTTGCACCAAAATCTATATCAAGACTCTTGGTATGTTTGTGCTTGTATGCCATTACGGTGTTGTCCAAAGACACTTGTTTATTAAGACAAGCTCTTCTCTTCCGTGCTATTGTTTGTGTAAAAGTCCAGCTACTGTCCCAGGAATCCAACAACATTAAACTAAGCTCCACCAAAGACCCATCTGATCCCATAAAAGAATACTCAGGCAAAGTCAATTCGTAAATCATTCTCTTTTTATCTGGCGAAACGCTAATGCGTTCTTGACTCCCAAGCAGACTTGCTCCAGCCCTTCTTGGAATGGCTCGACCTACATCAACGATCCTTCTGGGTTGATTATCATTAAACCCACTACCATGCATAGCAATCTTCTGCCCTGTTTCCTCTACAACTAGAGCAATGCTATCGCTGTCCAATTTTAAATCACCATTAGCCTTATAGTAGACAGGTGATCTAGCTATAGTAAAGTCAGCGTCACCATAATTCTGACTCAACTCCCCACCAAAAATGTTAGATATATTATTCATTAAACATCACTCCAATTTAAAAGTTCAATAGTATTTAAAAGTGTA